TCAGCATCAAAGCCCATTGCGATCAAGTCGCTTCGGGTCATCAGCTTGCGGTGGGCAACGAAAGGCGCACCCTCAATCTTACGAGCCTTCTTAGAGATTAGGAATTCTTCGGGTGGGACATTCTCCACCACCACTCGACCCGTCTTTTGTTTCTTAGAGACCGTCACCGCATGAATCTTGATCTTCACCGGCCCCATTGGGGTCATCTGATCGAATTCTTGCGAGTCTTGTTCAACGATCTCCATCGTGCCATCGCTCATCAGCATGGCGAGTTCGTCATCAGTTAGATCACGGTACTTCTCTTTGATTACATCCTCTTTGTCTTCCCAATAGGCTTTAACCACTCCGACCTTTTGGAGCAGCGCATCCTTGAACCAATCGTGAAGAATAATCACGCCTTCGTTGTCACGGTTGAATACCCAATTCACATACTCGGTGGCTTGCTTTGCTCCAGCCTCATCATTTGGGCCACGGGGTTCAAACCGCACAACCTCATCGCTTGCCGAGAAGATACGCACCAATGACGGGAGAGAACCGTCTACGGCCTCTGCAACCTCACCCGTGACAATCTGAGACTTGCCTTCAACCTCATTGCCGTATGGTTGCCGGAGGTAGCTTTGCAGTGCTTCTCTGCGCTGTTCAGTGGTCTCAGTCTCCAAATAGCCGAGACTGTTGGAAATCTCAGCATCGATGATTGATTTGAGTTTGTTTTCGTCCATCACACAATCCATTTCACATTTTGAGTGGGCATCTTTGACCAGCCGGTTGTTTCGTTTAGACCGATTGCAAGATAGCGGAAAGCATCAGCACTATGGCTACTCCAATCATGAAGTGGTCGGTCGTAAAAGATTTTCCGCTTTTCATCGTAATCCCTTCGGTAGTTTCTGAGTGCGTCTAGTCCTTGTTTGACCTTTGGCACATTGAACCAACATCGTGGGAGCAGCCTTCGCACCGCTTGGATACCATCATCGACCCCCATGCGTGGGGCAACCCGAATGTTTAATCCAGCATCGGTTAAAACCTCTAGTCGGCTTTTCCCCGTCCCGAGTTCCCGCACTTGTACATCATGTGGGAGGATTTGCTCGGCTTTGTCCCATCCATTATGCCTTAACCAATTAACATAGCTGTCAAGTCCAACCCCGTTATTCTCGTAAAAGTCCATCAGCCGGATTTCTGAGCCAGCTATTTGAGCCACCCAAATCACCGTAGAGTCACCCATTCCCAAATCCCACGCAGCCACTGTCTTACAAAGGTCATCGCGGGGAATCTCTTGAATGTGGTTCTTTTCGTCCAAATCGTTGAGTAATTGACCGTAGTAACTGCCCTCCACCGCAGCGGTAAACGAGCATTCAAACTCTTGAAGGTACTTGTCATCCCCCATTTCGACCCGAGCCGCCTTTAGTTCGGTCTCGCTCAAGACTTGCGTTTGGGAGGCTTTGAACTCCAATAGCCCCCACCCGTCCTCAGTTTCTGCCCGATCTCGTAGGTCTTTAAAGTGATTGTGGCCCTTTGGAGTGCCGATAAACAAGCACCACCCTAATCTGTCAGCCAATGCCGGACGAATAATGTCTGTCCAAATCTTTGGGTTTTGGTCGCCAATCTCGTCAAGAATCACCCCATCGAAATACTGTCCGCGCAGTGAATCGGGGTTATCTGAGCCATATAGCTGAATCCTACGGTTCCAAAAGTCCACCCGTAACTCGGATATGTTCTCTGTACCGCCTAACGGTCTTGCGTACTTCGTGAGGTAGTCCCATGCTACCCGCTTTGCTTGCCCGTATGTTGGGGCAATGTAAGCGTATCGCGGGGCTTCCTTTTGGTTGGTTACAGCGTCCTTAATCAGATGGTTGATCGCTGAAACAGTCTTTCCCATGCGCCGATGGGCCACCACTACCCCGAATCTGTTAGCGTCCAGCAGAGTGTGAATCTGCAACTGCTCTTTTCTCGGGCTATACGGGATTACGATGGATTGTTCGGTTGCGCCCATGTGACTTTCATTTCAATGGGATTGCTCGCGTCTCCGGCGTGTTCTGTCCTTGCCAGCTTTGGAATGTGATACTCCACTACTGATTGGAATAACTCAAATGCCTTTGCGGGGTTTGGCTTTATGTCATGCTCGGGGTCGCCCTCTGCTACCTTGTCGAGCCAAATAGAGAGCCGCCATGCGTTTCCATCTACAAATGTAGCTATGGCTTGTCTTGCCTCAGATGTGGCCTTATTTGGCGTTCCTGCGGCCCTGCCGCCGTGTCTTACGCCACTCATATAGCACCCTTGCTATCTTTGGCTACTATAGTTAGCATTGTTTGCTTTTGCATTACCAATTCCTTATGGCTTGTTGGTGAGTGCTTAGTTTAACAGAGTCACCATTTCACTTTGTTGGCCCAATATGCCGCACTCATCTTGCCCTTTGCGATGTTCTCAGCGTGTCGGGCCTTGAATGCTTCGTTTCTCTTTGTGCCATCCGGCGAACCTTTTACCCCTTGTTGACCAAAGCGAATTAACTTCACTTCGTCCCCACTCTTTGCCAGCACCGCATGACTTTTAGTAGGGTGGGAAGGGGTCTTCTTTGGGGCGTTGTACCCCGAGAAGGTCTCTTTGCCGCGTTTAATCATTTCTTTGCGGTTTTAGCAGCAGCCTTGAATGCAGCCGCAGTGGGCGCACCCTTACTACCGACTTTCCTCATGCGCTCGGGCTTTACACCGGCAGCCTTTTGAGCCTTGATGCGGTCTTGTTTGGCATTGATGTTTGCGTACAAGCCCTTCATTTTTTAGCCTTATTGGTTGCTGTGCGCTTACCCCGCATCGGAAGATTGGCCTCACTCATTGCGATTGCAATGGCTTGCTTGGGGTTCTTCACGATCTTCCCGCCCTTACCGGAGTGCAAGTCACCGCGCTTGAATTCGCCCATGACTTTGCCGACTTTCTTTTGCATTGCTTCCGAGACTTTCATCATGATTCTTCTCCATTCATTTCTGAGTCATCAGTAATCGGGCCACCAACAATCCATGCCGAGCAAGTGCGTTTAGAGGCACACTTGAAGTCCCAAACCTCACAGTAACCCAAATCACCGGCATCGATCACATCCCATGCGTCTGCATCTTTGCCGAGACCCTTATCAATGCAGTCCAGCATCTTAGAGGTCTGAATGAATGCCGCACAGTTACCGCAAGTGGATTTCTTCGCTTGTCCAGCAGACAAACGCCAACCCTCTGCCAGCTTGCGCCAATAGTCGTTATTGGGTTCGTTGGGGTTCATCGGACCATACATCGCTTTGTCAATGGCCTTTTGGCGACACTTGAGGTTTTCTTCAATGTCTTGTGTGGCAACGGGACACGACTCACCATCGTCCATTGAGTCCATTGCTTTGCTTTGTTTGATCTCGATGCTGATCTCAGCAGCGGGGGCTAGAAGTCCGGTCATATAAACCCTTTGAAAAAGAGGGGCCGAAGCCCCGGCCTCAGACTGTTCACTTGTGGGAGGAAGTCCACCAGCATCGGTTAATCATATTCTAGCGGAATTCCAATGTCTCTAGGCCACAAGTCAAGCATCGTCATCGTGAATACCGTCTTCTTGTGAGCCTCTACCCACATCCGCTTTCTTTCTTCTTTGGAGAGGTGATTTCCTTGATCTAGTTCTTGATGGCAGTCTTGACAGAGTGCCGCTGTGTATATGTCGGATGCTTTGATGCCCCGACCCTTACCGTGTTCTGACCAATTGGAATGCGCCGCTTGTATCGACCCATCCCGTCCGCAGTGCTGACAGAGCAAAGAGGCCACATTCTTGAGGTGGGTCTTGCTGCGGTAATAGTTGTATTTAGGAAACATCAAGCCCATGTGTGTCCTTTGGGGTGTTGGTGTCTCCCATGCGGCAGGGTCGGTAGCAACTGAATAAAAGCACCACGGGGCCAAGCCGTTTACACCAACAAAATTAGTTTACATCAATTTCCTTTTGTGCGGCCCATGCAAGTAGCCACTCAATGAATTCTGACCCGTCTTCAATTGAGAACTTGTGAGACTGCAGCCCCAATTGAACCACCCTTTCGCCATCAAGTGAAGGGGCCACCTTTCCAATCTTGCGATTAGTCTCATGCGCCCATTGATCGATTAATAATCGCTTCCAATCGTCAGCAGTCCATTTAGACCCCACAGCCTTCATCGCAACATATATCTTGTGAATAATCCCGTGAAACATATCGTTTTGTTCTGCGCTTCTACGAGATTGTTTGACCTCAATTCTTAATTTCTGCCCCGCCATCAATGTGGCTTTGATTTGAGGCCACAAGTCTTTTAATACTGCGTGTCCTTGTTGGGGGTTATATAAAGTGTAGTTCATACTTCCATCACCATAATATCTATTCCCTCTGTTGCGGAATAAACCTTTGTTAAATTTAAATCCACCACTTGTTTGTCATCAAGATACACGATGCCATTCATGCCATCCAATATCGCTTTGACGATGTTGTCAATGTCGGGCTTTTTGGTTGGGCGTTCGGTTCCTTCAATACAAGCCTTTTGGCGCGTTTTTGAGTACGATGGCGGTACGGGTATTCGGATGTGTAAATAAGCCGCCACAGCCCCGATTAGAGGGCTTGTAGACCCCATCGCTTGCTTGGCATAGGTTTGGATTGACTTCTCATAGGTCAAAGTCTTGGAATCGGTGTAAGTTTTGACGAAGGTTCCTTGCCTTGCAAAGCGGGGTCTGCCCTTTCCGGCGACTTGTGGGACAGTGAAATGGATTTGTATCATTTTAATTGTGTCGCGTTGCTCATGTCGATATATGCGTTTGATCGGATTATCTGACCGCCATTTATATTTTTCTGCGTTGCGGTTTGAAATATCGTGATCTCCGGCACATAACCGATATGGTTTGATATTTGTTGAACAAGCAATATCGAAGATTTGTTTAAATATAAAAATCCGGTGAACGGGACGCATAATGCTTTTGCGATTTGTTTTCCCTTTTCAAGTTTATCAAATGTCACTAACCACTGATAGTTATATCGTCCGATAAATTCCTCAATGGTCATGTCTCTGCATTTGGTTTCGACCACCCGCATGATTTGATTTTGTTTAATCAAGATCGCATCAATGTCTGCGGGTTTATCTTTTGGTGTTTCGCAGTACTCGTAATCGGGAAAGTGTTTAGCGAATATTTCCATCGCTCGGTGTTCCGCTTTCAGCGATTCGCGTCCTCTCGGCGTTTTTATGTCCATCAATGCGTTCCTTCACCAATCGGGGTAGGTCTGCCCACATTTCGCTTGAATCCCTCATTTCCTTGACTTGTTGACGGGTGTAGTCGAGCCATCCCTTCGTCATCGCTAGTTGGGCATAGTGTGAAACATAGGTCTCCAGTAAGACACAATGCCTTGTTGATGATTTCGATGGGAGGTCTGTATCCATGCTTGACTCGTTCCAACAATTCGTGTGCTTCAAAATAATTCATCAAAATTCCTCATCGAGCCAATGTTTCACGGGTCGAGTGCTTGGCAATAAAGCCTTTAGATCGCGCTTAACGGGCTTGCTTCCCTCCCATTGGTGCTGACTGCACATAGGCTTACCCATGTCAACCGACCATCTGCGATTGCAGCCGGGGACAGAGCACATCAAGCGTTGAATTTCATCAATTGGGTCTTTTTTCTCATTGAGTTGATTTTTAAACGACATTTAATTTCTCCCGTTATCGTATTGCCCTTCGGCGACTTTTAAAAAATTGGTTGGCATCATCAGCCAATCAAAACTTGCTTTCCAAGCCCGACCATTGCGGTTTTGGGTTCTGCCGGACAAAAAATCCGATTTGTGGACTTGGCGAAAGATTTGCCGAAAAATCTCTATCCCTTCCTCTTTGGATTTCAAATCATCCTCAGCATCCACATCGCGCCAACGGCTTACCAAATGCTTGCGCCTTGTGTCGTTCAGCATCAACACCCGTGGAAGGCTTTTGCATTCTTCGTGATAAATATTCAAAATTTCATCACATGGACAACTTATGCGCTTTGGGTTGACAACCGATGTATCGGTTTCAACGAATAACTCTGTCTCTCTCTCTGTCTCTGTCTCTGTCTCTGGTGCATCATCTTGATATCGTTCTGATATCGGCTTGTTATCGTCTTGTTCCAGCCAATGAGACAGCTTGGAAACGCATACTTCGGTATCCTTTTCTGACATTCTTAGCCTAAAAGCCAATTGTTTGATGGGTGGGATGTGTCCATCGTCCTCACTTGCTATCAGCCACAGCATCACCAACACTTTGGCAGCTTTGGGGTCAAGTTCATGCCATTCAATATCGTCCAACAGATCACGATAAAGCTTTACCCAAGGTGGCTTTCGGTCTTTGAAATGTTGGAACTTAGACCAATTTTTGATTTCCATTTTTTGCCCAAAAAAAAGGGCTACACCTGCTGTCTCACCTCTCGGTGTTGGCGGACTGGCGCAATACCAGCAGACAGCATGTGTAACCCTATTGCGAAACGCCGCCAAGCGTCTGAGGAGAATCTTAACCCAACTTTAAACATCTATGCAATAGGGTCTGAAACTTTTTTTCCAATCCACCACTTCGGGGAGGGTTTGCACCGTTCCTCTAAGAGCATTTCCCTCTGAAAATCCTTTGTGCAGTCCTCACAGATATGGACGGGTTCAGCTACGATTTTGGCGTAACCGACCCATTCACGGTAGTGCTGTTCATTGGGGAAGCAATGTGGAAACATGATTTATTGTGCTAGATGTTGTATTTTTGCACATTAGGGTTTATCCTACATTGGTTTACTACATTTAGCACCGAGAATATCTCTATTCCCCAGCACATCGCATAGGGTCTTTTAGGAAGCACATGAAAAATCTAACCTACTCCACCGAAGTCCACTCAATCGACTACGGTTATCTCATGGTCGAGTTCGACTACTTTGAAGCAGATGATTCTGTCGGTCTCTCAGAAGTCTACGATTGGTTCGCATACACCACCGAAGCGTTTGAAGATGAACCCGCCGGAACTGAGGTCACTTATGAATTGACCGCCGCAGATCAAGCATTGATCTACTCGCAGATCAAGAAACACCACATCACCATGTTGGAGGACTTTCATGCCTAACAGAACCAAATTCCCCCGCACATTCACCGAAGCATTCCCCAACAGTTTGGAGAACGGGGCTTGCATTGAGATTCATGTAGCCCGTCTGACACTTGCCGACAAGGTAGTGCGTGTGGTGGGCCTTGTAGCCCTTATCGTGATTGCCCTTGACTGTTTTATTTGGAGACCATAAATGGACGCTAATTACATCATCAACTCTGTCAAACAAACCTCAGAGACTTTGTACCGCGAGCATGATGCCGATCAACTTGAAAGACTGCTTTACCGCATTCAATTGTTGGAAGGCCACATTCGCGTGTTGGTCAACCACATCGAGAACTCACGCGAAGAAATCAAAAACCTACAAACCGAACTCATTGCAAAGGATTCCAAATGAAAGTTTACAAAGCCATTAACGCTGTTCAAGCAGAATTGTCATCTGTCGGCATCACAAAAGACCGTAGGAATATGCAGGGCAGCGGGTATAACTTTAGGGGAATTGACGATGTGTATAACGCCATTGCGCCCCTATTGGCAAAGCACAGCCTTTGTATTCTTCCCCGTGTTCTTACCCGTGAGTGTGTTGAGCGATCAAGCAAGTCGGGTGGCGCATTGTTTTATGTGACTGTTGAGGTTGAGTTTGATTTTGTCTCAGCAGAGGATGGGTCAAAGCACACCGTCAAGACCTTTGGCGAAGCAATGGATAGCGGAGATAAAGCCACCAATAAAGCTATGTCAGCGGCATACAAGTATGCAGCCTTTCAAGCCTTTAGCATCCCCACAGAGGCCGACAATGATGCCGATGCCCATACCCATTCAGTCGCACCAAAGACCGTCCTTATCGCCCCGCTAATCGCTTCCATTGATGCAGCCACCACAGAGGAAGAATTGAAAACTGCTTACTTTGAGGCCATCAAGATAGCCGGACATGATGCAGCCGCAAAGAATGCCATCATCGTAGCCAAAGACTTGAAGAAAGCGAGTCTGTAATGGAACAAGGTACACCGGAATGGTTCGCTGCCCGTTTGGGCAAGGTAACCGCCTCTCGCGTCTCCGATGTGATGGCAAAACTCAAGACGGGGGGTTATGGTGCGTCACGGGACGATTACATGGCCCAATTGATTTGTGAGCGTTTGACGGGTGAAGTAGCTGAGTCGTTCACCAACTCGGCTATGGCATGGGGGACAGAGACCGAGCCAATGGCCCGAGCGCACTACGAGATGGTCAATTCAGTGTTGGTCGATCAAGTGGGGTTTATTGCTCATCCGGACATTAAGATGGCCGGAGCATCACCCGATGGGATTGTGGGCAATGGAATCATTGAGATCAAGTGTCCCAATACTTCCACCCACATTGACACACTGCTAAACAAAAAAGTCCCCGCAAAGTACATCAAGCAGATTCAGTTTCAGCTTAGATGTACGGGTAAAGAATGGTGTGATTTCGTTTCCTTTGACCCGCGATTAAAGGGGTTGGAAATGTTCACCAAACGAGTTGAGCGAGATGAGAAGCTAATCAGCGAAATGGATGCCGAAGTGGTGAAGTTTCTCTCCGACCTTGACGAAAAACTTGAACTTTTAATGAAAGAAAAAAATGGCACTGCTTAAAGAAGTTACCGTAGTTGCGGGTACATACACCAACGCAAAGGGTGAAGAAAAGAAACGATACATCCGTATTGGGTCTGTCATCGACACAAAGAATGGCCCCATGCTGAAACTCGATGTAATGCCGATCTATGCGGGGTGGGACGGTTGGGCATACATGAACGACCCAAAGCCCAAAGAATATAAAGGCTTACCCGCCGACAACGATGAGGACATTGGATTTTGAGTCCGGAGGATGAAGCGTTTGAAGAACTCAGTCGCAAACAAGGCGATTGGGGTCTTCAAGGATCGCGCAAACACCAAATAATCCGATACGCTGAAAACAATGCGCGAAATGAAGTGATTGAAGAAGTCGCCCAACACATTGAGAAATGCACTCTAGCGTTTGGAAAAGACACGATTCAATCGTTTACAGCTTATGTGAGGAACATGAAGAAATGAAAGCAAGACAAGTATTCCACGCACTTATGTCCTCTAAGGGCTACACAGAGGATGATTTAGCCATGAGTGGCGACAAGTACACTAACCCCGCTATGCAGGGCAGGTGGAACTACTTTATAGCCGGATGGGAAATGCGGGGGGTTATGTGATTGAGACCGTTCTAATCATCTTTGGTTTGGGATTCGTAGGAATCGCACTAGCCATGTCTGTCATCTGTTTTATGGTTTGGCTTGCCCTCAATGAATCCTAAGAGTACAAATAACTCCGGTATGAAGTGTCCCGAGTGCAAAGCAATCTCGTTTGTCCAACATACTAAGACTGAGGAGAATATGCTTGTTAGACGAAGGGAGTGCTATAACGGGCATCGCTTCATTTCACATGAAACTATCCTCAGAATGGTCAACCGGTACAAGACTAAAAAGAATTCTTAGCAATAGTAATTTTCCAAATAATTGTGTCATCTGCCAACCATAATATGCTTTGGCTGCAATCCGCAGTTCAAGGAGAAATCATGTACAAGATTGAAATTGATATGGGTTGGTTGGCTGACACTAAACTTACCATTGAAACTCATGACTTTGACATCATTGAAGTCATCAAGGAATTTG